ATTCCAAACCTGCGATTGCGTTCTCAACCACTTAGGCTTTTCGGATTGAGTTGTGAAGCTTGATTCGCGCCAAAGGACATTGTTACCTGGAACAGCCGTGATCCGTCCATTGTTAAGTGCGATAAAATGGTGTGACTTGGTTTGACTTGGCGACATAGAGAATCCATCTCCGTAAGGCTCGGCTGTGAATAGGTATCGACCAACTTCCCAAGTCTTTCTATTGGCAATCCAAACCTTGCAGGACAACCCCATCAGATACTCGTACTCAATCGTTGTGAAGTTCCAGCCAAAACAATCCCATCGCTGTGCATCGTTAATGTCCCAGTCCATAATTGCAATGTCGCCGTGAACCAAGGCGTGTAGAGGTAACCCTCGGTACAACGCACCGCACTTGAGCATCACAGTGCATCCCCAAGCTCGCCCAGGAATTGCTGTGAGTCCAAACCACACAACGTCCTCTATGCCATGCTTCTCGCCATCAGACACGAAGGTCAAGTCAACCTTGACGTAGTGATGGCGGGGTAAATTAGCAGCGTGGGTCATTTCCAAGCAGGTCCAGTCAACCAAGCCACCAACACCCAGCGTGTTCCCCATATAGGCGCACGCGCACGATGCTCGATGTAAGAGGGAAACCAAGTACCAGCCCCTTGTTCGCGGATAAACTTTCCGTTGATTAGGTCAGCCTTAACCTGTAACCCACCGCCCAAGTACTCGGAGGGATCAGATAGATTGACCACCATCGTCATCTTGCGTACTGGTGCTTCGGATGTGAACGCATCAAAGTGCCACCAGAACTGCTGAAGTGGATTGTACTTTAGGATCTGCAACTGCTGCACGCCAGTAATATCAAAGCGGTAATGCTCGGCGTTTACCGCCATAGTCAATTCGTTTACGATTGAGTAAATCCACTTGTAGTGCGCAGCCATCGGAACCCAGCAAGACGAACAGCTACGCGCGAATGACCTCCTAGTAGTACCATCCTTATTCATCACAGTCGCACGCTTCATACCCATGACCTCGGCATCTTGGCGTAGCATCAAGCATTGGGTGGGGGTCAACACATAGCGGTCTACGGCTGCGGTTAAAACCTTCTGCTTAAACTCGCTCATTTCAATCGATCCTCTAACTCCAACAATGCCTTAGTCATGGCGTAACGAAAACATTCTTGGTCATCATCAACAACGTGTTTACGGCCAGCTTTGACCATAGCGTGGTAAACATCATCATCGACATCCAGCTTCATTGTGATGCCCTGGGTTTCTTTCACTTCCAACAATATAATTTTACCAATTTTTTTCTTACTCATAATTCAAACTCCTCCTTTATAAAATCAATCAGTTTTAAGATGATGTACCCAGCGCAGTAGATTGCCGAAAGGATTAACCAACTGTAAAGGATAAACCAACCAATTACCCATACGATGTCTTTTAGGTCAAGTAGGCAAAGCATAGTCATTCTCCTGTAGTTTGCGTAGTAACGTCCGATTGTCGATCCTTACTCCACTGGCTCTGCACCACCAGCTAACCGTCCCATTCTTAAAATCTCGCAGTAGCTTCTGCACCTCATGGGAGTTCTTGTACTCTAAGGCACCGTTGAGTGGCACGCCTTGGTGATCCTTGATAATCTTCATGCCCTTAACCATCCCTCGCTTGCGCAGCATCCGCAGATCACGGATAGCTTGCAGCGCAACCTCACCAGCCAACTGCTGCAACCTCTCGTCATAATCACCACGACAAAGGTGCGTGGACCTCACCTACCAAGCTCCACCAGCTTCGCTTCGTCTTCTTTAATCTGGTTAGCTAACTTAACTAAGTCATTCGACTGCCCAGCGTAATGAATAATCATTGCATCCTTGTAGCGGTCTAACCCAAAGTGGGACTCAACGCTGGTCATACAATTAAAGGATGGGTCAAGATCGGTTAGGGGAATTTCCCACAAGTGCGCCATCACGTTGAGCCAAGTCTGCTCGGCAAAGTGGTTAGGGTGCAGGCCGATTGGGGGCATGGACAAGACACCAACCGCCTTGGTATGAACTACAAACACGCCAGTATTTACGTAGAACTTAGGCTCGATCATCCCCCCAAAAGCTCCAGCCAGCTTCACCATCTCTGGCTTGCGGTCTAAGTATGCTCCCTCGTCAAACGCGCAGAATACCCCAGCGTCCTCCGACAGCTTGGGGCAATCGGCTGTAATCAAAACATCGGCGTCAACGAATGTCACTTGGTCATAGCCTTTAGTAGCCATAATATTCCCAATGGCAGATTTGGAATACTGCATCGGGTGAGTTAGGGGTTTGTCGATTAGAATGAAGTCGCAGTTATGACGATTGCAGTACGCCTCCATGCGTGGCCTAGTCAGATCCAGAATCTTCTGCCAGTCCTGACCAAACGATTGCGTCACCATTGCTTGTTTCATTTTACGTCCTTCCAGATGACTCCATCTTTATCTAATGCTGAAGACCAAACCATAAGGCGGGTATAGGTTGGATAACCCAACCCCAAGCGCATCAAGGTCAGGCTGATTATGTTTCCTATGTGATAGCAGATCCATGACAACGCCAGCTTCATTTATCCCTGCAATCATAGTCTTCCCAGGTGACACTCCTGCATCCCTTGATCGCCTCATCCCTAGTCTCGAATGTATCGTAGTGCGACCAGTCTTCTTCTCTGCCCTCGCCAGTTTCATCTATGTAAACCGCCCACTCTGGCTTACCATCATCATCAAACTCTTTTTTAATCCACATCATAATCTTGGTACCTCTTTCTTTATTTGAGCTAACACAAACAACGTTCTTACCAGCGCACGCTCCAAGTGGTCAACACTTGTCTCACCGTTATTATCAGGACAAGGCGTGGATTTGTGAAGCTGCATCTGCGCTGTGGCTAGGTGACGTACGGCTCTTGCGATATGGTAATCGTGAGTCGGCCTATCCTTTTCCAGCCAATCTCCGTACGCGGATTTATCCGAACCATTTGCCATCACCCGCCAGATTATCTCACCAGCAGCATCCCCCATCTCGGCTATGCTGGGAGGAGTCATTTGGCTAAACTCCGATAAACTTGGTCTAGTAATTCCTCTAGCCACAGTACGTCTTGTGGGTCGATCATAGCTTCATCCCAGGAGGTGTGTAGCCCTTGACCCAAGCCCATACTTTCTGCATAGCGCAGAATGCAATGCCAGCTTGGTATAGTTCGTCTTTATCCCAAACCTTAGTCATGATCTTGCTTGAATCATTTGATGCCAGCACGATTGACACGCCTGCTGCTCTTGGGTTTTCGGAGGCCGACAAGTAAGCAAAAATTTGGGCGCAGTCCGTGTCGTAGAAAGGCTCATATTTTGGATTAACCTTCCGATTCTTTAAGTCAACGATAGCGTCACCCACATCGCGCAACTTGACGTATGCGTCACATCTTCCAGCATACCCCGCGCCAACAAGTGCTTTCTCGCACCAGTAGGTCTTCTCTACGTTTTCGTCCGCCCACTTCTTAAAGGTTTCGATGTAGGGCTGGAGGTCTTCATCTTTGCACACAGCGCGTCCCATGAGGATATTCTCGGCTTGTTCGTGCATTCTCGTGCCATGCTCGGCTGCTTTCGTTGTTGATTCTTTAGAGTCCTTAACCACTCTTCGAGCGTAGGTTTCGAGCGTTTCGCCTTCCTCCTTCGGGAGTGTGAGCGATGACATAATGGCCTGCTCTATCTTCCAGCTTGTAAGTTGCGGTTTATCCAAAACCCCGATAATAGATGTAACGCTGGGCAGCAACCCCAACTTGCGAGCATCGGCCACGGTGGTGTTTCGCTCGTTGCCATTCTTGCCAAGAATTACATGAGCAGACTCGCCTTTTTCTGAGTACCAATGACCCGCCTGATCCGTTTGGACCAGACGGGAATTGGTAGGCTCTTTCGCTGTGATTGTAAGAGCCATTACAATTAGAACGGCAATGTGTTGCCGTCTGCGTCAACCTCGACCTTGATGGCCGTGGACTTGCCCGCAGCGGTAGCAAACTCTTTGGAGGCGCGGATCTTCTCTTGCAACCAGTCGGGCATGTCGTTAAACTGCCCAGCCTCACCCTGCTCGATCTCGTAGTACAACTGATCGTTAGTGGTGGTAGCTGGTGCTTTCATGCCCTTGGGCAGTTTGGATGCACCCGCAATGGCGCAATACTGCCTGCCCTGCTGGCTGGTCTTGTGGATCAAGGTCAGCATAGCTGGCTTGCCAAGAAGGTTCTTCAAGCTGAACGCTTGTAGTTCCTTAGAGGTGAAGGTCTGACCTCTCCACTGCTCAAGCAGTTTCCGCAAGCTGGCTTTCTCGCCAAGGCTGCGGGTCTGCTCGATTGATACAACCATAGGCTTGCTGACCTTGGTGGTTTTGCCATTCTCGACAACCTCAAACTCATCGGTTTGATCTGGCAACTCAAAAGTTAGGCGGACTTTGGGGGTCCACTTCTTCTGGTTGTCAAAGTTTGTCTCTTGGTGGCCCAGATCAACTAGGCTGTAGAGAACGCCTACAGTAGCTCCCGCTTCTGGTAGTTTGCGCTCCATCTTCTGCGATTCACTTATGGTTAGTCCCATGTTATTTCTCCTTTATTTATTTGGGTTTGTTGTTGTTGGGGTAAGTTCGTCAAAAGCTGGGGACTTAACGTAGAAGCCCTGCGCGATGGTTGCGGTCTTTGCATACTCGATAGTCACATTGGCGGGTGCAATCTGTCGAGCTAATTCGCAAACATCATCTGACCTTAAAATAACTAGCCATTCTTTGCGTCCGTTACGCCTAAAGAATACCGCTGGGATCTTACCCGCTGGACAATCCCGCTTGGACTGCTCCATCCACTCTTCGGGTTTTATGGCTTGGCAACGCTTGCCTTCTATGTGGAAAGGAAAATTCTCGCATACCACATCCCCGCTGCCACCCTCTGGATTGCCAGCGTACTGCTGTGTGCGCCTTGCCTTCCGCCATCCTTGTTCGCGCAGATAATTGGCTAACTCTCTCTCGCCCGCTGCGCCTTTAGCCCTGCTGTTGATCTTGCCCATAGGTTGTGTCTAGCCAACCACCCACCGCAAGGTCGAGCGTATATTTAATTACGCCAAGTCTTATTAGCGTGGCTAATATCCCTATTAAATTTGTTAATCATTGCTCTTATGGTCAGCTTCTCAACAATCTCTTGGTTTGCCTTAACCCACGCAACTGCTTCATCAAACGATTTTGCATTTTGCAACCCATCCTCAAACTTATCCCACGCATCCTTGTCCTTCATAGATTCTGGAATATACGCCAACTCTGCCCTGTCGATGGGCAAGTTGTGAAAGTGACTGATTTGCATTTGGAGATAGGCAGCAACCAAAATAAATCATCGGCCATAGCCCACATTGCCACATAATCCACCCCACTGATTGCACGCTTGGGCAGGTTATATCCATTGCCAGTGCTTGTGGAGAACCGATACCGAGTGCGCCCAGGCTCAACATTCTGCGCGGTCTTAACTTGGATGCGGAAAAACTTATTATCTTTTTCAGCTACCACATCGTAACCAGAAAAGTCTTCGTAAGGTAACAGCACCGAATATCCGCAACGTAGTAGCGCGCCAGTGACGCGAGCCACCCCAACTGCACCTATTTGGCGTGATGATAATTTCATCCTTGACGGCTTTGGGTTTGTGCTAGAGACTTTTTCCTATGAAAGCAATAACAACTATAATGGTGACGGCGATGCTGATGGCATCGGGCATGGCGGATGATGAATTGGATGAATTTTCTGGGGGAGTATATAACTCTGGCAACGCTGTATTCAGCGGAGGAAGGGGGCTTGCCATAACCTCGAATGGTCTGCTCGTTAAAGTTGGCATATTAACTCTTACCCCCAAGGGTTGCTATTCTTCATGTAGGGATGTTTCATATGGCAACGGAGAAATTGTAACCAAAAGCGGATTCCTTCACTACGGCAGTAACGGGACAAAAGTGCAGGACGGAAAATATTACTCTGGGACGGCTGGATCTACCTATATTTACGATTCTGATACAGAGTAGTTAGCCTTGTCCAAAGGTTGACAATCTATTCCTAATTCTGCTTTCTAAGCCTTGGATAAATTTCTTGCGAGCAGGGTTGCGCTCGGCCATTCTATATTCGTCTTCAAGCTGGGCTTGGCTAGCCGCCCTCATTAAGGCTCTCGGTTCGACTTGGTTAATCGCCGTCAATGTCTTTGGCCCCATTCCGCCATCCACCGCCACCTTCTGCCCTAGCGAATTTAACCCTTGCTGGATGTACTTCGTTGCGCCGCCCAGCCCACGATTAAACGCAAGATCCTGCGTGAATGGCTGGATGGCCTGGGGGAGTTTTTCGACAAGCGGCGCGGTGTATCCTTGGATGTACTCTGCCGCAGCTTTCGCTCTTTCTTGCGCTGGGAGCGATGAGATGGCTTTGAATGCTTCTGGATGGTATCGGTCATTGATTCCAGCTA